ATTCTGGTGAAGATGAACCTGCTGGTCCACGGCTACTACAGCAGCGCAACCGCCTAAGGAGTGAATCATGGCAATTTCACGTGCCCAACTACTGAAGGAACTCCTGCCTGGGCTGAACGCTCTGTTTGGCATGGAGTACAAGTCCTACGGTGAAGAGCATAAGGAGATCTACGAAACGGAGACCTCCGAGCGCTCGTTTGAAGAAGAGACCAAGCTTGCTGGTTTCTCTGCCGCCCCGGTGAAGAACGAAGGCCAAGGCATCGCGTATGACAATGCGCAGGAAGCCTGGACCGCTCGTTACAACCACGAGACCATCGCTATGGGTTTCTCCATCACCGAAGAGGCGATGGAAGACAACCTGTACGACAGTCTGTCTGCTCGGTACACCAAGTCCCTCGCACGGGCTATGGCGTACACCAAGCAAGTCAAGGCGGCGTCCATCCTGAACAACGGCTTCAATGCGTCCTTCACCTACGGTGACGGCCAAGCCCTGTTCTCGACGGCTCATCCGCTGGTCTCTGGCGGCACCAATAGCAACCGTCCTGCGACGGCGGCTGACCTCAACGAAACGTCCCTTGAAGCGGCTGTGATCCAGATCGCTGGTTGGACCGACGAACGTGGTCTGCTGATCGCTGCCAAGCCCCGCAAGCTGATCGTTCCTCCGCAACTCCAGTTCGTCGCAACCCGACTGCTGGAAACGTCGCTGCGTGTCGGCACCACCGACAACGACATCAACGCGCTGAAGAACAACGGCTCCATCCCGGAAGGCTACACGAAAAACCACTTCTTGACCGACACCAACGCTTGGTTCTTGAAGACGGATGTGCCCAACGGTTTGAAGCACTTCGTGCGCGTGCCGCTGGCTACGTCGATGGACCAAGATTTCGACACCGGGAACAGCCGGTATAAGGCTCGCGAAAGGTATTCGTTCGGAGTGTCGGACAGCCTCGGCGTGTTTGGCAGCCCTGGCGCATAACCCAATAAAATCAAGCACTTACGTTTGATTGAGGGCCCTTCGGGGCCCTTTTCTTTTGCCTGTTGACACACGGCGTGTGAATGGCTTATCATTGTGGCTCAGACGTTTTGTAACGGAGATCCCATGAAAGAGCCAGTTATCTACAAGATCCGCAATGTCGTAAACGGTAAGTTTTACGTCGGAAGCACCACCGATACACGCGAACGGTTTCGCAATCACCGCAAAATGTTGCGCGGTAACAAACATCACTGCCGCCACCTTCAAGCCTCTTGGAACAAGCACGGGGAGGACTGTTTTAAGTTTGAAGTTCAAGAAGTAATTGAGGATGCCGCCAGACTTTGGGAGGCCGAAGAGCGCTGGCTTGCTGAGCATTTTGGTAAAGACTATTGCTACAACTCAGGCCGAGCGCCAGAAGCGCCCATGCGCGGACGATTCGGCCCCTTGCATCCAAGTTACGGAAAGCCGGTGCCACAGGAGCAAAAAGCCGCAATCTCCGCCACACTTAAAGCGTTCTATGCGGAAGACCCCAATAACCATCCCCGTGTTGGAAAGCAACACACAGACGAAGCTAAGGCTAAGATCAGTGCGAAAGTCAACGCTGCCGTAGCCGAAGGCCGAGGCGGGGCTTTCATCCCCTCAGAGGAAACCCGGCAAAAAATGTCGGAGGCACTGAAAGGCAACCAGAACGCCCTTGGCTACAAGCGCACTGATGCTGAGCGTGAGGCCATTCGCCAGCGCACGTTGGGCAATCAGAACTTCCTTGGTAAGAAGCACACCGAAGAGGCCAAGGAGAAGATGCGCAAGAAGGTCTTGGAGCAGACCTCGGGCCAAATGTTTGACAGTCTGACCGCTGTGCTTACGCACTACCAGATGACCATGCCCACACTGCGGCGGGCTCTGGTGGCTGGCAAGCCCATTACCAGGGGCAAGTTTGTTGGGCTCGTATTCGTTTACGCTTGACGCGCCCAATCCCCTGTGCTACCCTTTTGCAAACCGAGCTTCACCACAGCCCGCCGACTGACTCGGCAGACTTCTCCTCAGAGACGACGGGCGCAGATTTGAGGAATAGCCATGAGCTTCTCGACCTTCTCTGGCCCGATCCGCTCGGGCACCCAGCGTTTTGGCTCCGCGACCAATACCGGCCTGCCTGTTCTGACGCAATCGGCTAACGTGCCATTTTCTGTGATGCTGGGTTCGCCCACGGCGCAGAGCCTGTTCACGCTCCCGGCTGGCTCCAAGATCCTGCGGTTCACGGTTGAGAAGACGACTGCCATTTCTGGTGGTTCGGTGTCTGCTGTGAACACCACGTTCGGTCGCGCTGGTACGGCTAACGCTTTCCAGACCACGATTGACATCGGCTTGACCACGGCTCAGACCGCTCGGGCTACGCTGGACGCGGCGCTGGTTTCCTCGGCCACCAACAACATTGGCACGGCTGATGTGACGGTGACGGGCACGTTTACGGCTGCTGGAGGTAATCCTACTGCTGGTGCTGTGGTGGTGACGATTGAGTACATCCAGCGTGCTGACAACGGCGCTCAGGCTCCGACCACGTTCCAGAACTGATGACGGGGGCTTCGGCCCCCTAGGAGTGCTGAATGGCTAAGACCAACTATAGCCCCACGTTCCCTATGTATCCTGGGGACGCCGGTGCTATTACCGTGAGTGATACGGTAAATCTTGCAACTCCGAGTGTGATTTACGTTGGGGCTGCGGGCAACGTCAAGGTGACGACTGCTCAAGGCTCTGACGTAACTTTTGTCGGGCTTCAGGCGGGGCAGGTCATTCCTGTTCAGGTGATTCGGGTGTGGAGCACTGGTACTACGGTTGCCACGCCTAATACGAACCTGCTGAGAATCTTCTGATGACGTTTGGGTTTGGCTTGGGGTTTCCCCGTGTCCAGCGGGTAGGCCCTAGTGCGCCACCACCGCCCGTTGGAAATATAACAGTGCTCAATAGTGCAGGCACTTCGTATACTGTTCCCCTGACAGTGCTGGATAGTTCCGGCACTAGCTACACCGTTTCCAACACTGTGCTGTCCAGCGGCGGTACAGCGTACAACGTCTGAGGTAAAACATGGCCGCGTTTGAAGTCGTCGCGTTAGATACTGCAACACCTCAGTTGCGTGCGCCTGGGGCGTCTGATACCTACTCGGTTCCGCGTGCAATTGCATTCAGCAGCACGGTTACACCAGCCACAAACGTGGTGGACTCGGTTGGCTACACCGGCATGCCTCAGAACTCGCAGTCTGCGGCTTACGGCATTCTGGCAAGTGATGCAGGCAAGAGCATCGTCCACCCGATCACGGACAACAACGCTCGGACCTTCACGATCCCAGCAAACGGCAGCGTGGCGTTCCCGGTGGGCACCACGATCACGTTCATCAACATGATCAATACCGTGACGATTGCGATCACCACGGACACGATGTACCTCGCTGGAGCGGGAACCACGGGCAGCAGAACGCTGGCGGCTTACGGTGTGGCGACGGCCATCAAGGTCACCAGCACAAGCTGGATCATCTCTGGCAACGGCCTGACCTGACCATGAGCGGCGTACTGCACGGCGTTGTTGCGTCTCTGAAGGCCGCTGCGGCTGCGGCCACGGATGCGTTCTTTAAGTACGTCACCCTGCTGCTGAACACCAGCGCAACGAACGGCGCTCAGAACAACACGTTCCTCGACAGCAGCACCAACAACTTCAGCATCACCCGCAACGGCGACACCACGCAGGGGTCGTTCAATCCGTACATGCCCAGCGGGTACTGGAGCGGGTTCTTTGATGGGACGGGGGATGATATTCGGCTGTCTACCAACGCTGCGTTTGCGTTGGGCACGGGGGATTTTACGTTTGATGTTTGGATTAATCCTAGCAACTGGACAAACTCTATTGTGCCGTTTTTTGTAGTTTCAGGCACTGGAGGGTTTTGGGTTGGAAAAAACAGTTCCAATTTTGTTGTTCGCGCTTTTAATGTTGCAGACCAACTGACTTACGGAACACTCCCAACTGTTGGCGCGTGGACGCATATTGTTGCTGTTCGCAG